AAGAAGTCATGGGATATTCTTATTCCTACAATTAGGAAGCCAGGATCAGAGATATGGGTTAGCTTTAACCCTGACTTAGATTCAGATGATACTTACAAACGATTTGTAGTTGATACACCAGATGATGCTGCAGTCGTTAAGATTAATTGGTCTGATAACCCATGGTTTCCAGATGTACTTAACAAAGAACGCTTACACAGTAAAGCTACCTCAGATGATTACGATAACATCTGGGAAGGTGAATGTAAGACTGCTGTTGATGGTGCTATCTATGCTAACGAAATAAGAGATGCACAAGAGAATAAACGTATTACCACAGTGCCATATGATCCAGAGTTAAAAGCTCATATTGTTATGGATCTAGGTTGGAATGACAGTATGTCTATCATTGTGGTACAAAAAGGTGTATCTGATTTAAGAATAATTAAATACATAGAAGATGACCATAGAACGTTAGATAGTTACTCTGCTCAATTAAAAGATCTACAATATAACTGGGGACAAATGTATTTGCCTCATGATGGTCAAACCAAAGACTTTAAACATGGTATCTCAGCAGAAGATATTATGAGAAGATATGGATGGGATGTTCGGATTGTTCCTAAGTTAGATGTAGAATCAGGCATCAAGTTAGCTCGTATGAACTTTCATCGTTGTTATTTTGATAAGTCAACAGAACGTTTAATAGAATGTTTAAAACATTATCGTAGAGCAATCAATGCGACTACGAATGAACCGGGAGCTCCACTTCATGATGAATATTCTCATGGTGCTGACGCTTTTAGATATTTAGCTGTATCTGCAGATAAGATGTCCAATGAAATATGGAAACATCAAGAGATACAATATACTAACTTAGGGATTGTTTAATGGAATTAACACAAGAAGAAATAGTTGCCAAGATACAGCACGAAGAAAATATTGCTTATGGTATCAATGATTCAGCACTATCAGAAGAGCGTGCAGAAGCTATCCAATATTATCTTGGTGAGCCATTTGGTAATGAAGTAGAAGGTCGCTCTCAAGTTGTATCTTATGATACACAAGACACGATTGAATCAGCACTTCCACAACTATTAAAAGTATTTGTATCTGGTGATGAAGTTGTAAGGTTTGAACCTAAAGGTCCAGAAGATCAAGAAGCAGCAGATCAAGAAACAGATTACATCAATCACATTGTTATGGAAAAGAACAATGGGTTTGAAGTATTTTATGTATGGTTTAAAGATGCACTTCTATCTAAGAATGGATATGTAAAAGTCTATTACGAAGAAGAAGAAGATTATGATGAAGAATCATATGAAGGTCTAACAGAAGCACAATTAAATCTATTAGTATTTGATGAAAATGTTGAAATATTAGAACATGAATCATATCCTGATCCATCTGTTCAGCCTATGCCAATGACACCTCCAATGGTGACAGAAGGTCCAGATGTACAACCATTAGATGGTGGTCTAGAGATTGATATGCAAACGCAACAAGCGTTTATGCAACCTATGCTTCATGATGTCAAGATTAAAGTTAAAGAAATTAGTGGCAAGATTAAAGTTAAAAACGTAGCACCAGAAAATATTATGGTATCTGTTGATGCTTACGGAACTTGCTTAAATTCTGCAAGATTTGTACAACATCGTGAATTAATGTCTCCTGCTGAAATTGCTGAAACATTTGATATTTCAGAAGATGAAATTGATTCTATTATGGCAGATACTCAAGACGCATTTGAATTAGAATCTAATGCTCGTGATATTTACTCAGAGCAATATGATCGTGCAGTTGATACAAGTGAGATATTAGTTAAAGACACATATCTTAAAATTAATGATGAACGTAAACGTTACGTAGTTATTGGCAATCAAATTATTTACGAAGAAGAATGTGAATATGTACCATTTGCCTGCATTACTCCTATGTTAATGCCACACAGACATATTGGTCGTTCTTATGCAGATCTTACTAAAGACATTCAATTAGTTAAATCTACATTAATTCGTGGTCAATTAGATAATATGTACTTATCTAACAATGGTCGTTATGCTATATCAGACAGAGTAAACCTAGACGATATGCTAACCTCAAGACCAGGTGGTATTGTTCGAGTACAAGGTGAGCCAGGCACATCTATCATGCCATTACAACATGCACCATTCCCACCAACATCATTCCAGATGGTTGAGTATATGGATAGCATGAAAGAAAAACGTACTGGTGTTACTGCTTATAACCAAGGATTAGATTCTAATAGCTTAAATAAAACAGCGACAGGTGTTGCACAAATCATGTCTGCTGCTCAACAACGTTTAGAGTTAGTCGCTAGAACATTTGCAGAGACCGGTGTTAAAGATTTATTCTTACTTGTGCATCGTTTAGTTAGACAAAACCTAACTAAGCCTGATATTGTAAGAATTAGAAACAAATGGGTAGAGATTGATCCAAGAACATGGAAACATCGTAAAGACTTATCTATTTCTGTAGGTTTAGGATCAGGCAATAAAGATCAACAATTAATGCACTTAAATACTATTTTGCAAATGCAAAGAGAAGCATTACAAGTTGGTTTGACAGATCCATCTAAGATTTACAATGCATTAGCGAAGTTGACACAAAATGCAGGATTTAAAAACCCAGATGAGTTTTGGACTGATCCATCTAACAATCCAATGCCACAACAACAACCTAATCCACAAGATCAGTTGATCCAAGGGCAGTTGGCTATTGAACAACAAAAAGCACAAGGTGATATGGCTATTGCACAAGCAAAAGCACAAGCTAACCTACAACAAGAGCAACTCCGTTCACAGAATGATGTTATAATTGAACGTGAGAAGATTGCAGCTCAAGCTGAACTAGAAAGATTTAAAGCTCAGTTAAGAGCAGAAACAGATCTAGCAATCGCACAAATTAAAGCTCAAGCAGGATTAATGTAATGGCAGATAAAACCTTAAACGAAATTAAACGTGGTGAACAAGCAGAAAAGATACTGAACAATGAAGTATACAAAGAAGCCTTCAACACTGTTAAATCAAACATAATTAATGCTATGAATGTGAGTGCGTTGAGTGATGAAAGAACGCATAACCGATTAGTCATCGCATTACAAACCTTAAATCAAATCGAGAAGTCACTTGCGGATGTTATGCAAACAGGCAAGATGGCTAAACTTCAAGTAGAAGACAGACGATTTAAAGTATTTGGGTAAGGGCAGACCCACTTTAGTAGCACATTGCCTAATTAAAAAAAGGAAACATTATGAGTGACCAACCTAATATGGAGTCACCACAAAGTCGTTTAGAAGCGATGCTTGGTGATATTCAAAATGACGTAACTATTCAAGAACAGGAACGTCAACAAGAACAACCACAAGAAGTTGAGGCAGAAGAAGAAGAGATTGCTGAAGAAGCAGTTGATGAAACAGAATCCGATGAGATTGATCCAGAGACTGAAGTTGATAATGAAGAGGACTCCGATGAGGAACAACCTATTGAGGTTATCAAACTAAAAGTTAATGGTGAAGAGATCGAGAAACCTCTTGACGAAGTAGTGGCATTAGCTCAACAAGGACTTGACTACACTAAAAAGACACAAGAAGTTGCAGAGCAACGTAAAGAATTAGAAGCTTTACAAGAACAATTTAATGAAACAACTAAACAGTTTCAAGAACAACAGCAACTTAATAACTTGTTAATTGAAGATGTAGCAAAAGTCACGGCACTAGACCAACAACTAGCACAGTATCAAAACGTGGACTGGCAAAAGTTGTCTGATAGTGATTTCGTGGAGGCACAAAAACTTTTCTTTCAATACAATCAGTTGCAACAAGAACGCAACCAAGCAGTTTCACAGTTTGAAGCCAAACGGCAAGACGCATTAAATAGACAGCAACAGATGATTGCAAATCAAGTCGCTAAAGGTAAAGAACAGCTTTCTAAAGAAATACCTAATTGGAGTCCAGAGACCACCCAAGAAATTGTTTCTGTTGGTAAGCAATATGGATTTACTGATAACGAACTTAATGCAATTATTGATCCTCGGCACGTTAGAGTGTTGCATGATGCTATGCAATGGCGAAAATTACAAAGTAAAAATTCGGTAACAAAGAAAAAGGTCGCAAGTGCCAAACCTGTTGTGAAGCCAGGTTCAAAAGACCAAAAACGAGTAGCTAGTTCTAATGTACAAAAAATGCGTGACCAATTACGCAAAACAGGTAGTTCAGATCTAGCAAGTAAATTAATAGAAAATATGATTTAAAGGAGTTTTAATCATGGCAGTTTCAGCAACCAATACCTATACAGGTGCAGGTATCGCAGAATCGTTTGAAGACGTAATTTTCGATATTTCCCCTGAAGAAACACCATTGTTATCAATGGCTAAAAAGACCTCAGCAGGTCAAACATATCATCAATGGCAAACAGATACTTTAGCCGCAGCAGCAGCTAACGCTCAAGTTGAAGGTGATGACGCATCATATGCTACATTAGCAGCAACAACAGTTCTTGGTAACTATTGCCAAATCTCTCGTAAAACAGTGAACATTTCTAACACATATGATGTTGTTCGCAAATACGGCAGAAAATCAGAAGTTGCTTATCAGTTAATGAAAGCTGGTAAAGAACTTAAACGTGACATGGAATACGCATTAGTTCGTAACCAAGCATCATCAGCAGGTGGAGCAGGTACAGCTAGATCATCAGCAGGTATCGAATCATGGATCTCTGGTAACAGAGTTTTAGCAACAGGTTCTGCTTCTGGTACAACACCAGGCTTTGCAGCAGGTGTAGTTGCAGCTCCAACAGATGGTACTTCAGTAACATTCATTGAAGCAGATCTTAAATCAGCTTTAGAATTAGCATGGTTAGATGGTGGAGATCCAACAACTATCCTTATGTCTTCTAAAAACAAAAAAGCATTTGCTAACTTTGCTGGTATCGCTGACAAGCAATTCCAAGTTAATGGTACAAACCAAGCAGTTGTTACTGGTGCTGCTGACGTTTATGTATCTGACTATGGTACACACACTGTTAAGTTAGATCGCTTTATGCGTGATGAAGCAGTATTATGTATTGATCCTCAATACGTTGCTGTTGCGTCTTTAAGACCTATGACAAAAGAAGAACTAGCTAAAACTGGTGATTCTACTAAGTACTTAATGACAGCAGAATACGCATTAGTGGTTAATAACCCAGATGCACATGCTAAAGTGCAAAACGTTGGTGTTTAATACTTGTATTAAAACACTCACTTGATATAATTAGGGGTAGGCAACTACCCCTTTTTATTATGGCTATATTATTTGACAAAGATCCTCTAACCGGAGTTATACAATATTTCGATTACGATCCAACAAAAGACGAAGTACAAATCACAACAGTGCAAGACACAACTGCATTGATTGAAGAATTAAAACAAAAACGCAATAATCCAGAAGCATGGTCAAAAGGTGTTAAAGAAAACTGGGTGCATTATGCAAGTATCCCACCAGTTGTTGAAATGGCGATGAAGAATAAAGGGATAGATATTTACAACAAGCATCAAACTAAAGAAGTATTAAAAGAGATTAATGAGTTTTACCCATGGTTAAAAACAACAAATAAACGACATGGATAATAACGAATTACAAAGAATACAGGTAGCAAT